CTATACCGGGCAATCATCATCCCTCCCTGTACGATTGATAACGAATGTCACTACCCCGACAACTGTAACATCATCCAGGGCCTCACCCTCCAGCGCTTCACCGTCTCTTGTAATAAATGCCCGGCCCATAATTTTTGCAAAATCTGTGCCTCCGCCGTATTGAATTAAAACGGTATCTCCTTGCTTTGGTTTAACGGAGCAATCCACTACGGCATAGCCAGTTTCTGTTTGTACTATCCGAGTATTAGGGCCAGTACCGCAGAGTGAATCAACGGTCAGACGCCGTTCAACATAGTCAGCAGCTGGCGATGGGAAACCCACTATAGAACCCTCCCCATGTTCGCCAGCATCCACAGACGGTTTTCGCTGTGCTCAGCTGTTTTGTCGACGAAATATGTCTGCTCGCGTGCGATCCAGGAGTTGGCCTCTACCTCGGAAAAGTGAATGCCGCGCCGGCGCAGCGCGGTAACGAAGTCGCGGGTGTGAAGGTACTGGAACCCCTTGGAACTGCGCAAAATGGACTCGCGGAAAGCCGCGGCGATGTCTGACTGTCGAAGCATGATCTGCCCTCCGATAAACACTGTATTTATATACAGTAATTTTATAATGTAGGCAGATCAAGTCCGGCTGTGGCTATCAATTTTTCTCTCTTTCGCAAGTTATTGCTAAGAAAGCAGATCGAACTGAGCCATCATGTCAGCATCACTCAGCGCCGAATCGAACAGTACGGCTTTCTGCAGCCAGCCGCCCCAGAAACCTGAGTTTGACACCGTAGATCCAGAAACCGAGCTGTTTCTGCCCAGCATGACGTAATCAAATGCCGGACATCCGGTCAGCAGAGTTTCCGGGTTATCAGTCATACCAGAATAGACCTTGAGAACGCCGTTGTTCAGGGTGATCATCAGCGCATATTCGCCATACTGTGAAAACATTTTCCCTGTAAACGGAATGCCCGCCAGCGTGCTACCGGCGTTAATGTTATGCGCAGCCAGGGACTGGAACGCATTGGAGCTGTCAGCCGCGCCCAGTCCGAAACCAACGTATTTCAGTGCCGTGTTATTCAGCAGAGAGAACAGGATATTGCCACCGGCATTGCCGAGTGCCGCCGGTGTCATTATCCCCTTCACAAACACCGAGAAGTTTGATTTCACGCCCGCAGGAATATCCAGCAGACGGGTGGCGTCTGCCTGGCGGTTCGCGCTGGCAGTGCCACCTACCGCGCCATCAGGAAAGAACGCGGAGCTGGCGTGATAGGTATTCTTCTCGATCTGCATCAGACTGACCTGCATGGTCCGCCCGGTTCCGACGTAGGCGACATCCGGCTCTGCCAGCGGATCGTTAATCAGGCTGTATTTAACCGAGCCGACAGTATTCCCGCTTCCTTTCACACACAACACACACCGGGCGCTCTCATTGAATCCCTGAAAGATGTTGGCTCTGACGGCAAGACGGCCCATTTTGGTGACCTTCTGATTGCGTACGTCAAAATTAGCGAACGCCTGAGCCCCGGCGCCTAAAACCTGAATCTGCAGGTATTGTGCTGACCCGGTTTTAGCAAACAGGGACACCACGTTATACAGGGTTGGATCAATCGTGCTCTGGTTATCCATGAGCACATGCGCTTCATTCATCGTGCTTTCGGTCAGGGTACACCACCCGGCAGCTGGCGCGGATACCGTCAGGCCCGACGGCACATAGTTCGCGGCGGTCTGATCGAGCGCACTCAGTGCATAGTTCGTCGCCGAGTTCTCCACCCGCATACCCAGAATCTTTCTGGTCGCCGGATGGCGATCGATACGTGGTGTATTGATGGCCGCATATTCGAGATTCCCTGCGGCACTGATGAAGGATGCCAGCGTGGTACGGGTGAAAGAGAGGGCCGTGGCGTAATTACGGTTCTTCGAGAAATTCGAATCCGGCTTGCTGACAAAGAGGCTGTTCACCAGGTCGGCATAGTAAACGCCCCCTCGCGGCATCGGAGCCGTCAGCGGCGGCAGGTCAGCGATATCACCCTGATAAATCATATTGGATACGGTTTTTAAAGACATAATTACTCCAGTCCTGGGTTGCGGCCGTAGGTGACGTTAGTCAGTGTGCCGGTGAGATTGATGGGGTTGCTGTTGGTATCGGTGTACTGGTTTTCGGCGATGTCGAAATGGCTGATAGTCCCTGCGCCGGTAATCGCTGCAGCGCCATTCTGCGAACGCAGCTTACAGCCATGAATCGAGCCCCGCGTGATATTGCCGTCCAGCTTAAACGCGGTATCGCCGCCATTTCGCAGCATGCGAAGATTCGTGAAGTCGAGGTCGGTAAATACGCCGCTGGCAACATTCACCGGATAACGACCGTTATTTTTGATGTCCATATTGTCAAAGCGAACATCCGCCAGGGTGTTAGTGCCAGCCTCGATTAAAATCGCATCCTGGGCGTTATCGTTGATGTGCATGTCGGAGAATGAATAGCCGCCATCGGCCTGTATTTTGGTCGAGTCATAATGGAGCCCGGTCACCCCGTTACGCTCTGCCTGACAGTTCAGCATCAGCCCGTTCTTACCCGGGCGGGGAGCGATACCGTTGTTAGCCAGCGTTCCTGCATCAATGCTGATACCGGTTTTGAGGTTGTCATTGAACTGGCCGTTGACCACCACCAGACCAGAGGCGCCGCAATCCCCGAAGCCGTGGCCGTTACCCGTGCTGACGACATCAGAGACTATGATCTGCCTTGCAACGTAAGGCTGGCCCGGCCCTGACAGTCTTTGCTGCTCGAAGAACATCCCGAAGTTTTTGCAGTTCCTGGTGATCGACCGGGCCACAATGAGAGCTTCGTCCTGAATAGCGCCCAGCCCGATGCCGATCCCAGAAGCACCACCACTCCCGTCGGGGGCGAGTCGGCCACAGTTATCCGCGTAGCAGTCCAAAATGAAAGACCGGTCAGGATAATCATTACCGATACCGGTGGCCCCGGTATCGTGAACGTTACAGCGCAGGAACATACACTGCCGGAAATACTGCAGGTATGTTCCCTTTGCCCCCACGTCATATGACGGTGAATGCTGTTCCGACCCGTCAATCTCGACATCAATCAGGTTAAAGTTTTCGAGGTAGATTTCCTGCGGCGAACGGTAATAAAATGCGGCATTTGCCAGCATCGGCATGAATACCGCGCCTGGAACGCAGCGGATCGTCACGTTAGGTTTCGCAGTGATATAGGTATGCAGGCGATACACGCCAGGGCGAAAAACGATTTCGCCACCATATGGCAACTTGCTTACCTGGTTGACTGCGGTCTGCAGCTGCAGGGAGACGGATTCGTTACCGTTCCAGTCAATACCAAAGTCCAGCCAGGCATCAAAAATCGCTTTCGCCTTATACAGCGTGTTAACGCGCTTTTTGAGCGAGTTAAAATGTTCCTCCAGCGATTTTCCACCAAACCCCTTCAGATAATAACTTCCATCCTCATCAGTAAATTCAAGCGCCCGGTTCTGCGCATCCGTCAGGCGGCGAATATGCGGCGCACGGTCGCGCTGGTAGTTCTCCCTGATCCCCTTTATCGACTCCTGAACTGATTTATCAAGACCGGGGATAAACACCTCCCCAAAAGCATCCTGAAAGGAAATCAGACGCCCGTTGAAATCGTACTGGTGCGTTATGTCATGTTCATCGTTATTAACAATTGAAGATTCGATGGCCCTGATTTTTTGTGCAACAGAAAAGGGGCCCAGGCCAGCGATATACAAATCACCCAGTTCATCAATAAAAGCGGGTACGTTTGCATTTTTGTCCGGAAACTCATGCAGGTTAGCAGCGCGGTCTTTATGAATTAGCGCATCCAGTTTTCTGAACTTTTCCTGAACTGAAACCGGGCCGAGGCTCGCAATAAAAAGCTCACCAAACTCATCGAGAAGAAGGTAAACATTGCCATCTTCGTCATAGGCGCTTTTAAGGATCTGCACAGCGTCGTAGTTAATCTGTTGCCTGATCTGGTCTACAGCCTGCTGAGAAGGCATTTTTCGCCCGGTAGGCTGCAGCGTTCCGCCAACATTCATCACCTCGATCGCGAGGGCGCTATCGTCCGGGCTACGGTAATACGTGGTGCTCCCCTCGGGGATATTCGCGATATCCGCCTGCGCCGCTGCCAGCGTCTGGTATTGTTTGCTGAGCGGGATAAGGTTCTGCCTGATCTCATCGTTTTTCGCCATCATCTGGCGCCATGAATAAAGAGGATCACCACCACGGTCGGAAACATCTGCGGCGGGCCCATTGACCAGCTTATCCAGGCGCTCGGCGTTATCGAGCAACACAGCGGGAGACGTACTCCCCAGCTCCGGGTTAAAGGCCATGTTTTTTGCTCCAAAAAAGGCGTTCGCCCAAACGAGGGTTTGAGCGAAAGAAAAGTTGAAAGGGATTTTTTTGGTATTAAGCAGCGTCGCCGGGGTATGTGGCGTCGTCGTACTGGTAGAAAATTTCTTTATATTCAGGTGCAGTAATCTGACAGTTGCTGTCACCCGATGGGGCAACCTCCTGGACTATCCCATGCCGCGCACCCTTTTCACTGTCGCAGAACAATAACTTCGGCGGATCAATATCTGGGTCATCCATTATCCAGTCATCCGGATGCAGGTCGTCGTTGTACGGCACCGTCAGCGTGAAATCATCTACCCGTTGCGGCGTGAGCATTCGCAATGATGGTCGACCGTCCTGAAACTGTATCCAGCAGCGAGGATTCGCGTAGCTCCAGTCCAGTGGCTCCGTGACGTGCAGCGTAATTTCCTGGAAGTCGTAAATCATCGCGTCAATCAGGCAACTTTGGGTTTTCCCGGTTGGGGTGTCGTCAGACAAAATGATGTGATCACCGAAGTCATGACACCATCCCAGCATCGAAGTCGTAGCCGTATACGTTCGGCGTTGGTGGAGATATTTCATTAACCGACGCATCCCGATACGCCAGGCGCGATCTGCAGTCATGGCAACATCAATGGTGTATGCCTCCGTTTTGCGCGGAAAAGGATTTTCCGGCGTCCGGCACTGTACGGTTTCCTCCGCCCAGGTCACAGGGTTGATATATTTCACATCCACGCCATCAAAATCATCCTCCGACGGGACCCTGAATGACGTCTGCATTTCCTCCACGGTATCCTGAGGAGTAATGATCCCTGTCCAGCTTTTGACGCCCTCTCTCCCGACAGAAAGCAACCCGTCAGACAGCAGAAAATACCCCATGCCAGCCTCGGCTATTTTGTCGAAAATATCCTTTGCTGACGTGCTGTCACTGCTTGCCTGGTGATCAAAATATTCTCCCCTTGGCGTCCAGTAGGTAGCCTCCAGCGTACTGAGCGCCGCAATGTCGATCTGGTCGTCGCGATATCCCAGACTGCGGGCAAGATGCAGGAACGCACCGCTGATTGTCCTGTCACCACCGCCATCATAATTTCGTGTGGCGACAACACTCACACGCTTGTCTGACTGCGCCGCCAGCTGGCCGCCAGTTTCAACCGTGATCCCTATTGTTGATATCCCTGCGTAGGAGGTCGGACGGGAAAGCAAACGACCTCTGAGCGCCTGCCAGAACATGCTGTCTCTCGCGTTGTTGCTCCCCTGCTCGTTACGGCGGCGGCATCGAACCTCCACCAGCCCAGGAGAGGACAGATCAAAACGCTCTGTAAAACCGAGGCCATTAATGTTTTTAAGCGCGTAAACCCCTGGCTTACTCGTCCACCCTGATCCGGAACCATAAACGCGATACTGGATTTCATACTCGACATGGCGGACCCGCTTATTCCCGTTGTTCTGGAACCCGCAAATTCCGTTTGGGAAAGCAAAGTTGACCTCGAAGGCGTCCACAACTTCATTTTGCGGGCAGGCCAGAAAGGGGCCTAGCCAGGTTTCATTATCGTTAATACCAGACGCGGAAAAATCCACGACGGTACGGATCAGAAAGCCTGACCAGGTACTGTCAACGACACCGTTCACCACACGCTGTACTGTCGCAGAGGGGCCATCGGTAGACGCTATCTGGTATTCGTTGCCACGGTGCGCCAGGGAAATCCGCTGGGTGCCTTCCGGCAATCCGGAAAAGGCAGTGCCAGAATCGTATGCCAGCGTGACGCTGGCTGTTACCGCAGGGCTTCCGCCGCTGGAGGCTGCACCAGCAGTAAATACCGGGCTGTCACCAAATACTGACGCCGGCAGGAAAGATGACGTAATGGAACCGCCACGCCAGGGGCTGGAGATCTCGGCGATACGTATCATGCCGCCTTCATCCTGAGCAATGAGCCCCGAACCATTCAACCCGCCATTAATCGCTGCGAGCAAGCCAGACATTGTGCCGTAGTTGGCGACCAGAGATATGGTATAGGTGATACCCTGCCAGGTCAGAGCAAAGGTCTGGCTGGTTGTCGTAAAGTCATACGTTGACGGCGACGCACTGGCGCGTAATACCGCAGTCGCTCCCCCTGTTCCCGGAACGGCGTCCTGGTGTGGGGTATACGTGGCGATCTGCAGATCATAGTCAGTGCCGTTAAACGTTAGCGTGACAGGCATACCGCTGAATGGCGCAATCTCTGACACGACGTCGCCTGTCAGCACGTTAAAGCCGCCCTCGATGGATACCTGATAATTCACTGGCGCTTTCAGGGTGACAATTGCACCGGCGATCCAGCCAGGAGGAAGTTTGTTCTCATCCTCGTCTTCATCATTATCATCATCGACATCGAGGCCAGAAAACGAGACAGAGGCACCGCTGACGGTCATGGCATCAGCAACGATATCACTGGCTTCAGGGGCAGTCTGAGCCATATCGAGGCCGCTGCCGCTCGACGTTCCCCCAACTTCCGTTGAGTTGAACCATATCTCACTGCGACGATCCCCGGCCACATTATCGCCAGGCCCATAGCTGGTATATGAAAAGCCCTCGCCTAAGGTCAGCGCCGGAGTTTCTCCTACCAGAAAATCCCCACCGGTATAGGAGAAACGCCCATATCCAAGGCAGACAAACATTTCGACCGTCATTCTGGTGGGATCAGCGGGGTCGAATCGCGTTACCGGCTGCACCAGGTAATCCGGGTATATCCGGTTTCGCCCAAAAGCTTCCCTAACGGGATCGCCAAGCTTCGCTGTATTGGCTTTAGCCGGATTCAGATCCAGCGATGAAGCGTTACTGGATGAAAAGCCACCCAGCTCTGGTTTTGGGGCAAAGAATAATGCATAGGCCGTAGACGCAATGGATACGGCCACAGAAACCCACGCGGCAATTTCAAGCCCCGTGCCATACGGAATGGGATATATCCGCACGTCACTGTCTGGCCGCAACAAACATAACGGCCATTCCGCCGGGGGGACTGCCTGGCCGTTCAGCTCGATCACGACAGGATGAGTTTTATCCTGTGAATAGCTCGGGACATTTCTGCTCATCCACTCATGCAGCGTCAGCACACCATGCTCGTGCGTTTCAAGGGGTTCACCCGGTAGCCGGGACGGGTAAAACTTTATCGTCATTGCCAGAACTCCACGCGGTTAAAGCGACGGATAAATCGCGACAGTGGCAGAAACGTAACCCCCGAGCCTGGATTGCATTCCGCGACCTGCAGCTGGTTATCGAGCATCACAACGATCCCAACATGGGAAACCGTTGAACCCGAATAGCAAGCCACTCCGGCACCTTCACAGGGTTCACAACGTTTCAGCGTAAGCATCAGCTTTCTCGCTTCCCGGTCGAGGCCCCCGCCTTCTTTGGTCACACCTGCAAAATCCGGCCATTCAGGTAGCCCCAGGTCGCGACGTATCTCATTTACAATGCCGAAGCAGTCGAGCTGCGGATATACGCGCCCGCCCTTCAGCCAGGTGACTGAACGGTATTTATCAGGGTTAAACATATTTGCCTCAGATTAGTAACGTAAGCCCGGATGCTCGGCGAGGTTGTAACGCTTACGGGGCCAGGCTGTTTTGAGGACATTCATATAGCCTGCCGTGACCTGAACTGCTGTCGGGGTCCAGGAGCCGGATTTGATATCGAGCGTATACGGTGATGATGCCGGAGCAGACAGATCAGATGAAATGTACCGCCGGAATGTCAGCGTGGCTGATTTCATTTCATCCAGAATTTTATCGATCGCCTCTGAAACCCGTCCGTCAATATTGCTGATAGCAAACTTTAAATCCTGTGTCCCGTCGGCGTTCCTGGCTGGTAAGGCGATATCTATCGCGCTGGCATCAAACGTCACCGGCTGACCATTTTCCAGCGTCACTGAAACATCATCCCAGCCACTGGTCAGCCAGTAGTTATCATCGCCTGCGGATATCTGCAGCGTATCGTGAATAACCTCCGATCCGCTGCTGGCATATAGTCGCTCAAGAATTGTCATGCTTCGGCCACTCTCTGTTTAGCGCAATATCCAGTAACGACTGGCCCGCCAGCCATTCCGGGTAATTTCCCCAGCCTGAAGGCGGTAACGGGCGCTCCCATAATTCCAGCGTTGCGCTGTACTGCCAGTATTTTGGCGCGACCAGCGTCGGCCCTTCGTAAATATCCACGAACCTGGCTTTATAAGGCTTTACCCCGACTGGAGTCTGGAGTTTCAGATAGAACCAGGACTGGCCATCTTTAAGCGCATCCCTGAAAAACGCCTCAAACACCTGCGCCAGAGCATCAGTTTTAAAAATCCATTTAACTGATGCCTGGGTGGGTGTTGAGGTATATCGCCTTCGTTGTTGAGCGCGACCGGACGTCATCTCCGTTCGCAGTAAAGGTGATATGGGCTTAAACCCGTACCCGTCCATAAGCGGCATGGGCAGGTATTCGTCCGGGTAGAAAATATCTGCCATGAATATTCCCTCCGGGCAGGTTATCGTGGTTTTTTGGGCTGAAGGTTGGAGTAAAGAGCTCTACCGAAGGCATTTTGAGGATTGTTTACGTCGCTCGTCAGTTCAGATTTTATCTGTTTAGCCAGGCGGCGGCCGTGGGCATCCAATGTCTGCATCATCACATCATCCGGTTTACCAGTGAGGTGGTAATTGACGTTGATGTCACCAGTTGAAAGAAGTTGTCTTTCCTGCTGCTGCCTCGCAGCGTTCTGTACCGCCGGCGATTCCCGCCCAACAGCTTTGACCCCCAGCGAACCATCAGCACCACGGGTAAGCGGCATGATGGCTTCCGGCCCGGCCTCGCCGAATACACCCGCACCTTTCGCAAACGCAAAATATTGGGGAGTGCTGTAAACACCATTGCTGTAGGCAGAAAGTGACGGAGAATCGTAAACGCCTCCGAGAGCGTTAAATGAAAAATTAGCTCCCGCGCTTTGAATAGCGGTACCACTACTTGCCGCACCGCTGGCACCGCCAAAAAGACTACCGAACAACCCACCCGCTCCGCCGCCAAATGACGCCATAATCGCTTTAGTGATCAACGCCTGTGTTGCCATCTGGATCAGCGTCTTAATCACCGTTTCGCCCAGGGAAGAGAAAATATTTGACATCCCATCTTTAAAAGAAGCAGCGCCTGTCAGGACGTTTGTCAGGTTGTTGGAGATAGAGTTTGTGGTGGCATCCAGAATCTCGCTGGTTGCAGTGGCAGCCATTGAACTCAGTTCAGAAGCCTGATCGGCATAGTTCATCAGGGAATCGCTGATCCCAGCGCGCCAGTCTGACTGCTGTTCATCGGTCTTTTTGTAGTAGTCCTCCTGAATCGCCAGCCGTTCAGCAAGTGCAGCCTGCAGTGCTTCCGTTTGCTGTTTGTACAGGTCCTCAGAAATTTCCCCTCGACTGAAATCCCGCTGCAGGTCCCGCTGCTGTTTGAGAAAATCAGTGCGAATATCTGCCATTTCCTTCATGCGGTCGCGGGCCTTTCCCCCCATCCCGGCACCAAGAAAATCAATATTCCCCCTGTCACGCGCAGCAGCATTACTATCAGCCAGCCCATCACGGAACGTTTTTAACTGTTCAGCAATGTTTTTCTGATCGATAAGCGCAGCATTATGCAGAATAGTTTCTTTTTTAGCTCGATCGAGTGAGGCTAACTCCCCCTGAACTATCTGATATTTTATTTTTGCCAGTTCATTGCTTTGTCCGGCGAGTGCAATCTGTTCTTCTTGTTGTTTAACAATACGGGTATATGCATCTTCATTTTTTTCTACCTCTGACTTTCCGCGAGGTTTTTTTTGCGATTCGTTAAGTTTAAAGTCTGTAGCAGCATTACCTTGAATAGCTGCGATCTGCTCATCCTGCCCAGGTAAAATATTACCTTTATTATCAGTTCTAACCGCTCCCTGTTTGATGGCATCTTGAAGAGCTTTAAGCTTGGCCCGCTCTACACCTTCTTTCTGAGAGAGGGCTATGCTCTCCTTCTGTTGCTTTATAAAATTATCGTAAGCTGTATTGGTTTGGGGTGCTGGGGGCTGGCCGTTCCCAGAACGCTTTTTTAATTCGTCCATGAATTGAATGGTAACTGACAGCGATGTTGCCATTGCTTCATTAACATTCAGCGCACCAATTATCGAACTTTTTATTTTGTCAAAAGCGACTGCCGATGCCTGAACTTTTGAGGCTAACTCAGTTTGTAACTTATTTTGCGCATCTACAGCATTGTTTAATTGAGATGTAGTATCAGCAATATCTCGGGATATTTTATTATATTCCCTCTGATATTTAGCAGCGTTCTGTACGTAACCATTATTTTGATCATTCTGAACGCCCATCTGTCGAGCGAGAGACGTATATTTCTGAACTTCAGCAGCGGCCTCGGCTTGAGCATCCCTCAAGTCTTCCAGCTTATCTTTGAGCGCGTCAATGGAGTCACCAGAATCAGCAATAGAGCCTCTGATTTGAATTTCGCTCATGGCTTTCGCCTTTTCCACCACCTCATCAAGGGTGGAGGCATACTGTATCGCAGACTGACGCGCCTGTTCCTGGTTCTGATACCATGTATACCAGGCACCTGCACCCAGCATCAAAATCCCTGGAATGCCACCAAAGAGGGATGATACGCCAGCCCATGCGGTTCTCGTTACAGAGGTGAGCGCATTAAGCCGCTGATTTGCTATTGACAGCTCATTGACCGTGGCGGTTTCCGCTTTATTCGCTTTGACCATCTCCATTGAGTTTCTTGCAAGCAGTGTCCTGATGGATGCGCGTTGTTTTTCCGTCTGCGCCAGTTCAAGTTGAGCCACTAGTGAGCGCTGATTAGACAGAAGTAACGATTTTTCCGTTTCAATCTGAACAAGTGAGGCGTTTGCTCCTTCGATTTTAGCCGCAGTGCTGGAAATTTCCGCCCCTCTGGCCCTAATTAGCTCTTCGGTGTGTGATTTCAGTTGAAGCGTCCAGTTTCCCAGAAACCGGGTCACGCCCACAGCCGTTAACGCTCCTGCAGCCATTGCTACGGTATCAATGTTCTCAGCCAGTGAATCAAGACCACCAGCAAGCACAGCGGAGGCACCGTATGCATCATTTGTACCGCCCACCCAGGCCATAAAGGCGTTTTCAACCTTTTGAGTCGAGGCTGATACTGTTTTTGGCATTGCATCAAATTCAGCCTGCATCACCCGTAACTGAGCGGTAATAGCCGGAACCACTTTATCTATTGTCAACAGTCCGTTATCAGCCATCGCCTTGAGGTCTTTGCGGGCAACGCCCATACCTGCCGCTAAGGCACGGATGATCCGATCACCGTTTTCGTTAACAGAGTTGAACTCCTCCCCGCGCAATACCCCCTGCGCCAGCGCCTGGCTGAACTGTGTGATAACTGCACTGGCCTCTGACGTGCTGGCCCCGGATAATTTAAGGCCCGTGCTGATAGCCTCGGTGACTTTCAGTACATCGCCAGAGGAATAGCCAAACTCACGCATGGATGCTGCCGAACGAGAAAATAAACCTGCGTTATCACTGAACGCTGTCCCTGTTTTCTGGCTGATATCCATAAGTAATCGTTGGGAATTGGAGAAATCATCGGTTGATGTTGACGCCTGTTTTAGACGTGCATTCACAGAACTCCATTCATCAGCAAGAGCGATAAGGTGCCCGGTCGCAAAAACTCCGGCAAACGCACCAGCCATACCCATAGCTGCACTTTTAGTTTCTGATAATTGTGCAGATACTTCGGCTAGCGCCTGTCTTGTCTCGCGTGCGGAAACAGCCGCCTGCCGCCCACCCCGTTGCATTGTCTTATAATAATCGGACCCCATGCGAGATGCGCGAGCGATCTCGGTCTGAAAGGACTGAGAATTAGCTGAAACTTTTATAATTAATTCGCGAAGGGTTGCCATTGCTATTCCTCAAAAAAAAAAGCCCCGCTTACGCGAGGCTCTTAATCTAATTTGTTAGTTTAATCAATCATTCATCCTGACCGCATACCTTATAATACAAATCCAAATCAGACCCAATGAGGGTCTTGTATATCTTCTTATCATCAATGGTATAGTTTACGCCTTTAGAGAAAAAACCTTTCGATTTCATTGTTAATGCCAGCTGAAACTTTGAATAACCAGCATAGGCTCCGAAACTATTTTTTGAATTTATTTCACCACAAACAAATCCGCCAACCAGTCCATCTTTTTCACCTGCTTTTACAAACCTTAGATAGCGAAACTTTGCACTATCTGGATCTTTCATGTCAGCAGCAACTTCCTTTTTGGCAATATCTATTGCTTTTTCGTCGCTGGGTTTACATCCTGCCAGAAATAAAATGGATAATGCCAAAACTATTAATTTTTTCACACAGCGCCCCTATTGGTAAGGATATGGGTAAATCCTACCATTGGTTATGTAAAACTTCAGCTATCATTGTTTGTTCAAGCTGATGCTGCGAGCAAAGCGGCTTCTAACCCGGCAAATGGATCGCCGCTGTCGCTTGCCTCATCTTCTTCTGTGCTCCACTGAAGCTGAGCCTCTTCAATGGTGACTTTACCGCCCTGCGCCCCGTAAACCGCTGATACCAGCTGAGCATTGAGAATATCGCCACGGATATCACCGATCGGGCTGATACGATCGTATTCAGCCCACATCCTGAATTCGCCGACCGTCATGGTTTGTCGCAGTTCGCCCAGCGTGCGGCCCATCCGGAGCGCCAGCGCCATCAGGAACTGCATGCCAGGCATTTTTACTTTGCTTTAGCATCATCCGCGTCACGAATGAGATCAAGTGCCTGCTTCAACAGCCGGGAATGCACAGGGCCATAGATCGCTTCAACCTGTTCGGTGTCATCGACAGTAAAGACGGGCTGCAGGTCGGTATCCAGCAAAATATCGATGAAAAGCGTGACGTCGGCCCGCATCGTGCGGAAGGCTCGTTCTGAAGGGGTCAGTTCTGGTGCCTCCTGGGGCTCCTGCCCTTCCGGTAGTTTGGGTGGTTCCGGGCTGGCAATGCTCTGCCAGCGAATCCAGGCTTCTGCTGATGGCTCACGAATGATGACTTTGGCGTTATCCCACTCCGGAACGGAGACTTCTTTTTTACGAAAGCCCGCCATCGGTGCCAGTGCCAGTGCTTTAAGACTCGGTTTTGACATTAATTTTATCGCCGGTCTCCCGGCGCTCCGTTAATTGATTGTGACGGTGCAATCAGAAGAAGTGATCACAGTGCCATCGGCATCAGTAACCACGCAGGAATAAACCCCGGCATCACCGGATACAGCGCTGGCTTTCGTAAACGTTGCGCTGGTCTGGCCGCTGACCGTCGAGGTGCCCTTTTTCCAGGCGTAGGTATAAGGTGCCGTACCGCCCTGAACGACCACGCCCATGGTCAGGGCGCTTCCTGCCGCGACCGTTTGGGACGCCGGAAGGTCAGTAGCAAACGACAGAACTCCTGGGGCGTTAATATTGGTGGGTTTACCTTTCAGACGCAGCGAGAACGTTGCAGCAACTACGCCATTGGTTTGAGAATCCCAGGTGTGCTGACGTACCTCAGCGCGCATCAGGAATCCATTACCAGACGGGAAAATAACCTTAAACCCATAAACCCCGTCGTTATCATATGCTTCACGAAGTGCATCCTGCGCCGGGTTGCGGTAGAAGTTACCGGAAAGTGACATTTCAGACGGAGCAGGAAGGCCGTTGATATTTTCCGTTTCATCCGAACAGAGCGTTGTCACGTCAATATCGTTTTTCTGACCAGCGGTAAAGCTTGCCTGTTTGATAGTGCAACTCAGGTTTAACCAGGTTGCGGTATCCAGCTCTGCCGAGGTGACCGGCACAGAGGTAATCATTACTACCGTTTTTTGGGCACGTTCAAATAGTGCTGACATCGCAGCCTCCATAAATGAAAAAACCGCCAGCGGCGGTCGGATTGGATTGGTTTTTGTCAGGCAATGACCGTTATTTCGAGGGTTGCCCGATGAAGATGGGTTGTCGTGTCGTAGCCAGGAATTTTTGTCACCTCGACAGGTGAAAGAACCTGCAGGCGAGCCAGGGCGTCCAGGCGTAACGCTCTGGCTTCGTCATTCGTTTCAGCCCATACATCAACCTGAATGCGCAGTGTCGACTCTGCCTGGCCGCAGAAAACATCCCCGGCAACATCAGTCGGTATCGAGAAAATGACATAGGGAGTGGAAACTGCAGGAAGTCCGTCGCTGCCTAGCGGCACCACATACGGATAAACCCGCCCGTCTGCCAGCGTCGACAGCAGGTCATAGAGATCATCCTCTGTCATTTTGATAACACCTCATCGATAGCCTGATTCATCCGCTGCATCGCCACCTGCGTAGCTTCTTCCATGCGGGTATCAAAAGCTGGGCGAACAAACGGATGTGCAGGCGCTGTAGATGTTCCCAACTCCACGAAGCGCCAGTAAAACGCATTCCGCTTGTTGCTGGCCTTCATTGTATTGTCGCTGTTCCCCGTTCGCGGGTTAACGCCACGAATATGCACCCCAGATGAAATTTCACCGCGACGGCGACTTTTCTGGGTGACGACAACAACGTTTTTCTTCAGTTTTCCGGATTTCTCAGGAGCGCGATCAATCACCTCCTCGCGGAGCAATTCGGCACCAGCACGGGTCGACTCCCGGAGAACTTTATTATTTTCGGCCTTGCTGAGCGTTTGCAGATCGCGGGCAATATCCTGCAACCCGGAAAAATCCAGATTCACATCAATCATTTTTCGGTCCCCTGTTTGCAGAGAATTTCCAGCCGGGTACCTTTTATATCCGGAACCGGAGGCCCGGTAACGTTAAGAACTGCGCCTTTAAACGGACCAGTACGGACCTTCAATCGGGATGAGGCTGAAATATCCCTGCGAAAACGCACCCAGACTCGGATTGTCGCATCGGCATGCTCTGCGCCAGCGGCTAACAGCTCCCGACCGCTTATCCCCTTAACCTCGGCCCAGATGGTTTTCCCATCTTCCCAATTTTCAACTGGCTGGCCTGAAGGCGTTCTGGTGGTGGTGAAATTTTGGATGGTGACCCGGTGCCGTAATCGTCCTGCCTGCATAATTCCCCCGCTTAAATACCATAAATTTTGTAAGGCTGGAGAAGTGACTCGACAGTAAACGGAATATCTGTAGCAGCCTGACCGACAGAGACCGTTTCACGGTTTTCGTACCAGTGACCGATAAGCAGAAGCATCGCTGCTTTCACATCATCGCCAGGGAGAATTGAATCAGGATCATCTGCATACCCCTCGCTGGTTTCGGACTCATACATTTTGCGACGAGTCCATGTTTCGACATAACGAGAAGCAGCTCCGATGTAGAGGGTTAATAGTGAGTCGTCATCGGTAAAGTCAGGCTCAATGCGACAGTGCTTTTTAACCACTTCAAGTTCTAACATTATTTTTTAGCCTTCTTCTCTGGCACAGTTTCCGGCTGTTCCGGCTGTTCCGGCTGTTCCGGCTGTTCCGGCTGTTCCGGCTGTTCCGGCTGTTCCGGCTGCGCAGAATTATCAACATCTACCAGCCGTGCATAACCTTTTTGAACCAACTCACGGCCATGCTGTTCCAGCGTCTCCAGTGACTCGCCTTCAGTCACCACTACCCCACCAAAATAAATTGGTTTCACCGCGATAAGTTTCATCGTGTTACTCCAAAAATAGCGGCCCGGAGGCCGCCAGAAAAATTACTGGCCGCCGGAAGCCGGCACAGTAAAGGAGCCATAAATAAATGCTTCAGGGCGTTTTACTGCTAACGCCAGACGCTCTTCACAGCGAATAGAGATCATGTTTTTCTCGAAGTCATCGCCGTTCTCCGTCGAGATCACAACGTTTGCGTCTTCGCGGTCGAAAAGCTGTGCCGCAGCATTAAATGCACCTGTCAGGAACTTGCCCTGGAAAGCTGCTGCTTCAGTGGCGACAACCGGAAGCCCCCACAGCGTCGGCCCCGTCAACGCAGCCGGGTTCGCCAGGATATAGCGCCCCAGGGTGTCTTTAGTCAGTTCGATTTTCGCCCAGTCCATGAAGTGCAGGACGTGACCGGATGCAGGGAATCGGGCAAGTTGAGCCTGAAGCATTGCCAGTCGCAGATCGTCAATACCGTTCTGCTGTTCAACGGCAAATGCCGCGCTGTAAGCCGTGGCCTGCGGCACGATGCCATGGAGGTGAGCGCCAGTGCCATCACCAAACAGAATCTCCTGTTCTTCGACGTACTTAAGGCCGTAACGCATTTCCGCATCAATCATGGACTGCAACTGGGCGAAGTCGTCCAGAATCTGCTTGGATGCCTTGAACATGTGCGCGATGGTTGTCACAGGAGTGATTTTCGGCGTGAACTCAATATTGCTGTAAGGCTTGGCTGTATTCTCCGGAACCACTTTTGCAGCATTGGTAAAGCCGGTCTGCTGTACCCAGAAAATCGCCGGTGATCCAGTTCGACCAGGCGCGATTAAATCGCGAATAAATAAACGCTGCTTTGGCGCTACATCAATACCCGGCAGTCGTTGTGGTTCAACAACCCCCTCAGGAACGTCACTGGAAATCAGAGCAGCTTTTACAGGAACAGAAATACGCTTGTTCCCTTCGATGCTGGACGAGAGAACTTTAATGGCTTCAGCAGAGATAACCTGCTGGCCGACAGTTTCAATAACCTGTTTTGCGTTTGCCAGCGGCATCTGTGCAACATGCTGCTCCAGTTCGCCCAGCGCAGCCTTCAGAGTCTTTTCGGCTTCTTTCAGCGCATTAAACTCAGTCGCCATTTTGTCCACGGTTTCTTTGGTTTCCGCCGACAATTTGCCGTTCTTTTTCGCTTCAGTCAGCGCTTCTTCCGCTTTGGCGTTAAATTTGCCGGTTGCTTCTTCAATGGAAGCGGTGACTTTTTTCAGAATCTCGTTTACATCAGACATAAATGGTCCTTATTTGACTAACGCCGCAAGAGCGCTTTCAAGTGAATTGAGGGTTTCAGGTTTGATATCTTCGGCAGCGCCCGGCTTACCATCGGGATCGGTAACAGCGCCCGGCGTGTTACCTGTTAATGCTTTGATTAATTTCCGGCGCTCGGACCGGGGGGTATTTGTTTTCGCCAGCAGTGCATCAAGTTTGCGAAGCGCAGCTGCAGGTGATTCGTCGCCGTCGCTGACCGCATCAGCAGAAAGCAGACTGTCTGCCAGTCCCTTCGCCACAGCATCGCTGCCACCGATATAACTTTCGGCATCCATTAGTTTCTGAATGGCGGCAATATCAAGGCCGGATCGCGCCGCGTAAATATCAGCCATTGCGGTATCGAATGGCTCCAGTGACTGCGCCAGTTCAGCGAAGTCATGGCGGTTTCCCATCGCGTACAACCAGCAGTTATGGATCATCAGAAAGGCACCGCGGCCAATCTGAATATCATCCCCGGCCATCGCAATTATTGAGGCGGCACTGGCGGCAATGCCCAGCACCTTCACCGTTACATGGCCTTCGTATTCGCGGAGAAGGTTATAAATAGCCAGACCTTCGAACATGTCGCCACCCGGCGAGTTGATATTCACCGTAACATCTGCGCCGTTCATCGCCCGAAGCGCACCGGCAATACGTTTAGCTGTTATCCCTTCACCCCAGTAGTCCTGCCCTATAACATCAAAAACAGAAATAGTGTTATCGTCAGTAGTCGCCGCCTTGATCCCACCGTCCCAGCGGTCCAGTGCGGACGGTAATGTTTCACAGGTAACGCGCGCGCAGGGGCGACCCGCCGGCGCCACCGGAAGTTGTTTTTTGCTCATCAGGAAAGTGCTCCTAAGCGGCCTGTTTCAGCGGAGATTGTTCAAAGGAAATGTCGGGGAATACGTGGTTATGCAGCTCTCGCAAAGCCAGCGCCTGAACGGCAGGGTTGCTGCTTTCGAGATTTTTCAGTTGCGTCAGGTTGAGCTGAACGGTGTAAATATCGCCCCCTTCTATCGGCGGCATGTTCTCAAGACGGCGAACGTCATTGCGAGACATCCAGCCATTCTGCAGTGCGCTGGTATAGTAAGCAGCACGACCAGCGCTATCGGCGCGCAGAAGCCCTTCAACGGAGAACTCAGCAAACAAGTCCTCATCACTGTTCAGAAGACAACGCGATATTTCCTGCTCAATATTGACCAGGAGAGGACGCAGGGTATGAGTCAGGAACAGCATGTTCATCCCTTCAAGACTCGAAGCCCAGCTTGATTGTTTTGTCGTATGGCCGACCATAAATGGCGGTACACGAAACCAGCGACAAATTTCCTCAATACTGAATGAACGGCTTTCAAGGAGTTGCGCGGCCTCCGGGTTCATAGTGACATTCTGGTAAGTCAGTTCATTTTCCAGAACCATCAGTTTCCCGGCGTTTTTAGAACCAATAAAAGACTGAAGGTTTTGACGCAATCTTTCTCGCTGTTCCTTATTAAGCGCCGTTTTTGAAGACAGGAAACCGGTACTTTGCAGGCCATTTTCGAAGATTTTTGCCGCGGCTTCATCAACCGACATAGCAGCGCCGAAAACGTCAACCCCGGCCATTGTCGGCATCATCCCGCACACACCATCAAGACCAAATCCGCGGATATGCATCATCCGGTCTACTGGAATGATCCGCTTAACGCTATTTTCCGTGTATGTATACTGTAACTTCCCGCTATCGAGTCGCTTTACAACCATATTCTGCGGAAGTAACGGCACCAGCGAAACCAATTTGCTGCCGATATATAGCTTCTCGACAAATGCATTACCACGCAGGCAAATACTGGCCACAATCATCAACATGAAACGGGAAGGGGTCATTTCCGGGTTAGGACGCCTGCATAATATCTGGTAGGCGGGATTGTTCTGGGCCAGCTTTCGTGATCCATCAGCCTGCCGCTCGTAAATTTTAAGCGGAAGCGTGGAAACTGACTCACTTAAGAGTCTTACGCACGCCCAGACAGCAGAAAGCCGGATAACTTTGTCAGCGGTAACCACTTTTCCGCTACTGCTGGTCCCGAACCACTCCCGCCAGAATTCACCGGTCGTCAGGCTTATGGGAACACCAAGCCAGTTTAAAAGAGCGCTTTTAACGCGCCCTGGTTGCTGTTTATTCTTAGCCATCAGATACCCACTATGATCGGATCGTCAAAAAAGCCCTCTATATCGCCATCATCAGGCTCATAACCTTCTGCAGCACCAATTGCCATCGCCGACGCAACCACACCATCTATTCGACCAGTACTCTTTTTCTTGGCGAATATGCGGTTTTCTTTTTGGTCGGCTTCGGTTACGGCGGAAGCAGCGTTCCATCGGAGGCAGGGGTTTGTTTTAATAATGATTACGCCATCATCGAGCATCTGTTCAAAAAGTTCGATGGAATGAGGCATCCACAGTCCGGAATCCTGCGCCTTGTAGTATCCCTGCCCGTGAGGTATCAGCGGTACTGATACAGAAGCGCTCTCTAATTCCGGCTCAAGATATTTTATGCGGTACTGGTCGAAGGCGATCGCCTTGATATCGAACAACATGGAAAGATCAGCAATGCGCTCAGCAACAAAGCCATATTTCACCGCCTTTCCGGGAGTGGTATGAATATGGCCTCCCCGTTCCCATGCGTCGTAAGGTACGCGGTCTGTTTTCGCTCTATCCAGCAAAGTATCTTTTGGTGTCCAGAACTCCACCAGCAGCTTTCTTTTTTTAGGGAAAAAGAGCGCCAGAGACGTAAGGTCGCGAGTTCCTGAAAGGTCCAGGCCGCCATAACATTCTTCTCCCTGCAGCTCCTGCAGGTCAAAGTCCTCTTCGCACCCCATCCACACATCGCTACTCATCCATGGGTTATCGGCATCCACCCACTGACAGAAGTTTAACCGCCGAACAATGCTTTCCTTCGACGGCATCCCCCGAGCCTGAGTAACCTGCTCACGCAGGTAGCGATCGGTAAAAGTATGACCAAGAGAGGGGTTTGCTTTTTTCCAGCAGGACTCGTCCTTGAATGGGTCTTCTCCTTCGTCCAGGGAGCAAATGAAAGAAAAGAAACTGTCATCCTCAATCGAGCCTTCGGCAACTTTACGCCCATACTCGTGATAGTCGTAGCAGACGCTGGTTTTGTCGTGGCCGCTGTTAGTGATCATGAAAATCAACGCCTGGCGACGACCTTTCGTCCCGGCGCGCATCATTTCCACAACCTGGTTGTTTTTGTGCTCGTGAATTTCGTCAATCAGTGCACAGTGTGGGCGTGGCCCTGACTGCCCATCATCCGAACTGATAGGCCGGAAAAATGAGCCTGTCTGAAGAAATGCAAGGTTCCACTCTTTCCCGGCACCGCCTGATTTATTTATTCGCTGTGCTAACGCAGGGGACTGATCCACCATCGCGACAGCATCACGAAAAAGGATCATGGCCTGGTCTTTTTTCGTTGCTGCTGCATATATCTCGGCACGAGGCTCCTTATCTGCTGTTAGACAGTAAAGCCCCACTCCGCCAGCCAGTGGTGATTTGCCGGAACCCTTACCAGATTCAACGTACACCATGCGAAATCTACGATAACCATCCGAGTTCTTCCAGCCGAATATCGAACCTACAATAAAGCACTGCCACGGCAGCAGGTTAAAGGGTTTGCCCTCATGCTCACCGCCGTTGAGCTTCAGTACTTTTGCAAAAAAGTCGATGGCACGCTGCGCCGCTGCAACATCCCATACCAACCCGCGAGCATGGCAGGATTCCAAATCCCTGAGATGTCGTTTACAGGAGTTTCTAATATCAGGACCGGCGATTTCTTTGCCGGAGTCTACATCCCGCGCATATTGCGTGGCGGGATCAACCGAAGAACTGGTTGAGCGGGTCTTCTTCTTTTTCTCCACCATCCACTTTCACCTTCGTTCTGGCGGCCGGAGTCAGACCGAATTCAACCAGGTAACTTTTGAAACGGCGATCAGCGTCGGCCAGCATGGCTACAGCCGGGTTAGCCTTAATCAAAAACCCGCCCTCTGTCTGCACGGTGTAAGTTCGCCCCTCGTCAGCAATAGTCAGGCGAAGCTGCAGAATGTCGGCGTAAATATCGCAGAGTCGTTCGAGCGCCAGCGTATCGGCAATGGTTAAAATGCCCATGCCATCCAGCAGCACGGTCAGCTTCCCCCACGCCACCTTTCCCCAGTCAGTGAGGTGCTCTGGAGGGCTTGGGATTTCTCGCGCTGGCGATGGTTCTTTGTCGTTAAGTTTGCGTTTGCCCGGGTTGCCGGTAACCACTTTGAGGTGGGTCGGTTTCGGGCGTCGTCCTGCCATCGGAACCTCCCGGAAAAAAAACTTTTCATTTCGCGGTTGTGCACAAAAAGGACTGGCGGCGGTCATTTGGGTTCGAGGTTCTGAACTTTTGACCCGCCCTCCCCCTCAGATGAGAATCGATATCATTTGAATGCTAATGGTTTCAAATGATAATCACTTTTGAGGTGTATTGATAATAGTTATCACTTAAACCAATGAGAGCCCGGGTCCAGTGGCATCCCGTTTTCATCGCAGCCGATAACGGTCCCGCGCTTCTCCATTCGCTGTTTCGTTGAGTCATGGTGCTGCTTACACAGCCCTTGCCAGTTCTTCCGGCTCCAGAAAAGCTTTTGCGCCTTTGCTATTGCCTGACTATCACCAGAGCGAACAGCCTCTTTCAGCTTGTGCGGGATGATGTGGTCAACCACTGTTGCCGCTGTTACCCTGCCTTGATCCTGGCACATGACGCATAAGGGGTGCGCACGGAGGAAGATAAGACGCTCACGGTCCCACTTGCTGCCGTAGATGCGAGGCTCTTTGTTCATACGGTGATCCTGTTACTTAGGTAAGCGTTCTATCTTTACTGTTCCGTACAATACCTGCCGCTTAACCTTGCCGCTCTCGGCAGCGAGCCAACCCCGGCTATCAAGCACAGCGGCAATCACTTCACCTTTCTCATCATCAGCCGAGAAGACGTGCTTCACCTCATGACCATCAAGGTATACTGTGATGCGTTCACGGCCCGGCACTATGAGTTCACCGGGATCATCGTCAAGAACAGTCAGGCGCATATAACCTCCAAAAAAAAGCCCCGCATTTGCAGGGCTATCTATTTATGAGATCAACGGAGTAGAGATATGGCTTCAATTACTTCTTGATCATCTAAGTCTCTGTCTGATGCGATATAATATTCTTCACGCCTCGCATTATTAGGGACTTGTACGACTAATATTGGCAAATCTGTAACCGCACCATCTGGATATTGTAGGCGAATCTCCCTGAGGTGAAGACCGACAGTAACCGTATATGGTTCTGCTCCATTGAAAAAGACAATAACTTTTCTCATCATAATGTTGGCCCTGATTCCAGTTTTAACCAGGTGACATTATCACAGGCACTCAGTGAATGCCTGCTGTAATACCTTAACTGGCCTGCTCAGCCGCGGTATCAAACAGCGCTAACGCTTCCGTCGACTCCTGAACCGCTTTGATGGTCCGCGCCACCACTTCAGTTTCAGTTACCACGCGGTTGTACTGCTGGATGAACAGCTGATATTTGAGCGGGCTATCCTGTACGAACTCAATAGCCTTAGCAGCAGCTGCGGTGTCGTAGTTCAGGGTGGAAAGCAGATTCAGTCGAATCTGTTCTGCCGGTGTGATCTCTGCCATGTTTTACCTCTGTGCGATGTGGGGAGCTTATCGAAGCCACTCGGCAGAATGGCTCCTGTAATGCTTTAGCTGCGGTGCTCCATTATTAGGAATGCCCCGCTACGCTTGTTATATCCGAAATGTTACCTAAACTAACTTATGACTTTGCTCTGCCATGACAAAGTCTGCCGTTCTACCCGTGAGCTTATGGATGAGCCACTCTCAAGCCTTCCTGGCTCTCAGTTTTATTCTCAACCAGTAGAAAATAAACCAACTTCGTGGCTACAATCAGTCATTGGCTGGCTGTACAGCACCCCGTAGCTTTGGGATTTCCTCCACGGGGTTTTTTATAACACTTAAGGCAGATGCTTCGGTTTAGCATTATCGAAGCCCCTTAGCTCAGGAGCTTCTGTAATGCCTACTGCTGGGCCCTGTGTTCGTAACGGGAAATGGTCTTGCCGTTTGCGTTCATCACATAGGCCACCTCCCCCTGCTTCAGGAACACGTTCTGGTCCATTCCAGACACTGAGATACTCTGCTGATTGGGGTTGAAACCAACGCTCAGGCCGCTATGGATTTCTTCGCCGCCGCCAGGCGACATCACTTTTACTGTCAACATGCTTCTTCTCCTACTTCTGGTAATAAAAATGCCGCACGGTGGCGGCACTGATCGAATATCAGGATGTTGCAAAAAGTAACGCTCGCTTATCTTTGAGTTTTCACACAAAAAGTAAGGAGCGTTTTAATGTCCGTTGATAATCAGAAACTTTTACAGAAAATCGTCGAGGAGCTGGAGTCACTCAAAGGTGAGACCGAGATCTTATCTATCGCTGTATCCTGCCTCTTCAGCGAGTTGCCAACAGATAGCGCCAGTAACGTGAGGGCTAAATTCACAAAATCCGTGAATGAACTAAAAACAGCGGCAGCAGCTAGTCGGAGGAGGTCGCGTCGCGACGTATATTCAAAAGCTCTGTCAATGATGACCAAGCCTGAGTAATTTCGGCATCAAGGTTGCTAAGGAATACGCTTCTGGCATCCTGCGTGTTCCTTTCCTCTTCCGGCTTTAATGCTGCCGGCACTGCAACAGAGATGTTGATCGGCAGGTTAAGGCTTCTCAGTTCATCCTTGAGCAGGCGCACCTTTTCGATGACTGAATCAATGGCGTTGTCATCAATTTCAATTACGAGTTTTCGTTCTTTCATAGATACTCCGTTCCGGGCATAAAAAGTCCCGCTATTGCCAGTCATCACGATTGAAAGTTGCCACAGAGTAGCGGGCAATATTTCTCCGCTATACTGTTAAATCGCCGAGCTCAACAGAACAGGAATGAAAATATGATCGATCATTACTATGTAACTCATGCTCAACTCCTGGCGCTGAGAAACGTTGTTGCTTTTATTGTGCAAACGATGCCTGAAGAACAAAAAGAGAGTGTCCTTCAGGTTTTGAAAAAATTTGCTGAAATAGAATTAATGGATGGTATCGACGCGCCGCCTACGAGTGATATCACCCCGAAAACAGTTGAGAAGTTAAATAAAGCCTACAAGGCAATCTTCACTGACATTATCGATCTTTCAACGCCTGGCAGGAAATCTGCTTCAGCAAGCTACCTGCAATAGCTCTCGACCTTATCTCCATGATGGCCAGAACGTTCTCGTCTGGCCCTTTCTCAAGTTTGCTCAGTCGAAATTCAATATTCTTTGCCTTGGTCATCGCGTAACCCTGCCGGTTAGTTGCGGGCAGTTAGCCTGCACTGATTTGTTTTGCGCCAGGATGTCACGCTTGGTCTGCTTATCCAGCACGTCGATATCGTGGTCAGTCAGGTAAATGATCCGCACCCAACTGCAGGCCGTGTCAACGACTACCGGGGCGGGTGAAGTGCTCGCGCAGCTCGCGATCAACATCGTCATCACCCATACGCTTAACGTCTTCCTGTACATCACTGGCCCCTTTCGTGACTTCAGCACGGCGTTCTGCCGCAGCGACAGTAGCAGCGGCGTTTTCTTCGGTACGCTGCTGATCGGCTTTGGCTTCCGCCTTACTGGTACCGCGAGCGTGACCAATGCCAAACGCGCCAGCAATAGCACCCAGGATGACAACCACCAGCCCCGCGATAATTTCAAAGCTCATTGCTGCGGCTCCTTCAGTTCGTCGGCCTTTTCTTTCAATGCTGGCTGGCGTACGTATTGCGATAGCACGGCCAGCACCACCAGCGCAGGACTAATCAACGCAACGATGTTTGGCGGCAGGATACTTTTGATATCCGGTGGCAGCATCGCCCAGGCGTGCAGCGCAGCATCCGGGAACGACTGCGCCCATACACCAACCAGCGCGCCGATAGCTCCCAGCTTTACAGACCACGTTTTCAGCAGCAGGCTGGCATGGCCTACGAACTCCAGCCGGGTATATTTGCGCAGAAGTAACAGAACGAGCACAGCCACCAGCACGAGCAAAGCGAAAATGATCATCTTCACAGGACACGCTCCTTAACCCAGCCGTAGAGAAAATCCTCGTTGGCTTCGCGGCCCTCAGCTAGTTCGAGATATCTGGCACCCTGGCTGCAGTTCAGCGCACGCAACAGAACCTGTTCACCCTCTTTCCCGCGGGCGGAAAGATATCCCTTAAGCGCGGTGATGGTTCGGGGGCCAATGGCTCCATCCGGGATAAGGTCGGGATAAAGCTTCCCACGCATATTCATTGCCGTCAGCCAGCGCTGAAAGAACTTACTGGCGACGCTGGGCCCCATGTTCACGCCAGTGTCGCAAAGCTCATCTGCCAGTAACGTAGATAGAGCTGCCACCTGGTCAAACCGGGGGCCGGTCCAGTAATCGCTCAGCAGGATTTGCTTTGCTGTTTCCCTGGGCAGGTTCCGCATATCACCGGTGTAGCCATGTGCACGGGCGGTGGTTTGCGTGATGCCCCAGCGGGTCGGCCCGCCTTTATCAGAGGGGTGATCGACATAACCACCCTCTTTGCCGAGGATCCCCTCGATAATCTGGTCTGCTGTCATTGTGCTTTCACTCCGGTGATTCGTTCCCAGAAATACGTGAGCGCTACGGAACCCATAGCACCACTGATACCGGCAGTGGCCAGTATCATGTAAATGCTCAGTCCGCTTTCAATGCTCACCAGGCCAGCAATAACGCCGGTAAACCCTGAAACCACCATTTGGGCAAGAGCATTGATCAAGCTCCATGTTGCCTTGCTCTGCTTCACATCTATCAGGTAGCGGACAAGTCCACCCCAGCAAGCAATGATCAGCAGAACCAGCCAGGACATCCCGGCAATGCTCTCTTTGTCTTGCATACGCTTAGCCATAGTTACCGCCTCCGATGAAAGATCGGGAAGCTGTGTGTGAGAAGGTCAGGCCCGTCCGGCTGGATTTAACAACGAAGCGTGTCGATGATGATTCCCGCGAGCCTGAAATGAAAAAGGCCCGCCGAAGCGAGCCCAAAACGCAGAAAGCCCCGGCGTTGCCGAGGCTTTAAATTTTTTCTTCAACGGTGAACATACAATGCCCATCGTTAGAACAAATTAACACGAATTCGGGAAAAGTAAATATCTCACCGCGTTATTTGTTTGAGTTGCGCCTCTGCCCACGCCTCCTCTATATCGAATTTAGTGATCAATACATCGAAGAACGGTTTAACCGATTTCTTCCAGGTGTCCAGAGTGATGGTGTCCGTTATCTGGCAAATGGCCCTATGCACAGCAGTTGAGAGGATTCGCTCATACCCGCGACCGCCACAACGTTTACAGTTACCCATCACAGGCACTCCCTGCTTCTCCGTCTCATCCTGGTTCACTACCTTCCCACGACCGTGGCAGTCGTTACAGGCGGCGCTAACAGTCCCTTTTCCCTTGCACTTTTGGCAAAGCACCCGGACCTGCTCCCGGACCGACTTCACCTCCTCCCAGTATGATGGATAGATCCCCTTTGTAACTTTGACCCACTTCGGCGGTTTGCCGTCCGGATACGTTACTTTGTTGGTGAACGCCACTGCGTCGATGAATCCAGACCCATTGCAGCAGTCGCATGTTTTTTTACTGGAAGCACTGCGGGAGTAATCCTCAAAGGCGTACTCTGCGAGGATCCGTATAACCCGGGGTTTTACGCTTGGCGAGAGCTTTCGCAACGCAGCAACCTTATCGCATTTTGTCAGCGCGTACTCAGCCAATAGTCCGATAGCCCGATCCCGGTCATTGTTGCTTATGCCCATCTTGCCCAGGAAAGCGCTATACCCCATCGCGGCACGTTCCTGGGTCATGCCCATTGCTGCCATGATGTCGGTGCCGGTCAGTGAATCAGAGGCGGTAGCACGCGGAGAATCGCTAATCAGCGTGGATTTTGCGAAGTGGTATTTCACTGTGTTTTCAAGATTCACGCTGCGGCCCTCTTTGGCTGTTTGGTTTTGGTCTGGTTCAGGTTGTGCTTTGCTACTGGCTGCATACTGGCGCGCTTAACGCTCTCAGTTTGGTACTGCATGAAGTGATCGAGGGTCATAGAGATTCCCCAATGATGATCTGCCCTTTCTCGCCCCATATTTTGGTGATGCGGCAATCCCAGACGTGTGAATCATCCTCATAGAGGGCGTCCATTAGGGCTTTCAGCATATTGTCGCAGTCGGGCTTTGACTGATGTGGACGTCCTGCGTATTGCGCTCTCTTTTTCTGACTCCAGCTTTGCGGCATAGGCATGACGAACGTGACGTGAGCGCCGGAATCTGGCAGGTGAATTTTGCGCAGACGAGCTTCATCACAGAACGCCCGGTAACGTATTACTTCCGGACGCTGCTTCCATTTATCAGCTCTGGTCATCCTGGGTTTGCCGATGGGCGTGATATCGTAGATTTTCATGATTTGATGAGTCCCTCTTTCCGCCAGATTTCCAGGGTGCGCATTACCCCCTCTGCGTGCATCAGGCGCAATTCGTCGTATGTGAAATCGGTGGTTTTGGTTCTGCCGTCAATTACGTCATGGCACCCGTTGCAGGCGATCGCCGCCTGAGTATCGTCAGGCTTGCACCCTGTGCCGCACGTACCCGCCAGGCGGTAATGCGCCAACACGCTGGTTTCCGGGTTGCCGTTGCAGTAACCAGGGATCCGCACTGTACATTCGCGACCTCGGGCCGCTTTGCGAAGGTTCGCCATACTCACCCCCACATCCTGTTGCGCCAGCGAGAGTCTGGCCGCGGCGGTTTTTTGTCCTCCACCAGCTGCGCGCTGACGGTCCATGTCATAAAGTCAGGGTTTAAGCTTCGTTCGACCTTTACGCCCCGCTGACGATATCTCGCTACCAATTCGTCGGCCTGCTGCGTTGTGCATTCGAGATGGTGAAACCATGAGTGTTTCATCGGCATCACCCCGCGAAGCTTAAAAGCTGGTTGGCGGCGTTCTCAGCTTCCTGCAGGCTGTTGAATGAACGAGAGAGGATCCACCGCCAGAGAACATCCAGCGATGCTTTGTACAGTTCCTGGAACTCGCATTCGTCCATGCTTGCGAAAGAAATGCTGCGAGGGTGTTTTTTCAGCGTGCCGTCCGGCAGCTGTATGGCGTCATAATGGCCGGCTTCAACGATGACCCACGCCCGGTAAGCATCGAAGGATTTGCAAATACTGATATAGCCGGATCGCTTCTCAGCTATCCGGTCGAGATATTGCCCGGCGGCATCAAGCAACGCCGATTCACTCCCGCCATATGCAGCAAGGTATTTGGCGTAACCTGTGATAAGCCTGCGCTCGTTAGACGAAATCGCCCCGCCGGTAGGTTCCCAATATTCAAAGACGAGATTGAGTAAAGCAAAGTAACGGCGGTGAAACGCCGGATTGCGGACAAGCTTATAATCGGCTTCCAGAACGGATCCGAGCTTGCATTTTGATTGCAGAAAATCACTGGTCTCCGGCGTCGCGGGGATCAGGATACCTTGAGATTGTTTTATTAAGTGCAATTGCGCCATGGCTTCTCTCCGTGGCGCAGTAGGTAACGGTTGTTCAGGCCGTTGATTTCATATTATCAGAAGGTGGGAGAACTCGGTAGCCAAGTCGTTCCGCAAATTTCATAAATCCGTTTAGAGTAAAAATTTCTTCTTCAGGCAATAAAGGTCGCATTGAAATTATGCCATTAACCCTGTAAATCAGATGCCTTCCTTCGGCCGGGAAGCTACAAATAATGGCGCCATCTGATCTCCTGACAACATCGTACCAGGAATGATTAGTAGGAACCTCAATACCATCACTCACACTACCCCCTGAGCGACATACAGACGCAAAAAAAAGTCCGGTGACAGCATCAAAGGGACACGCTTATTGCGATGCTTTGGGAAATGCTAGCCACCAAAAGGTGAATCAGTAAAACCAGTCGTCCGCGCTTTCCCACGTCTCTTGCAGAATTTGCTCAACGCGTTTTTTATCGCCATCAGCGCCGCCCAAAACGCTAAGGCCATCGTTGCTTGTGCGTCGAATGGTTAATTTGCAGTCATCATAAGACTGGGACAAGCGGCGCAGCAATTCTTGCTCAAGCGCAGGTATGGCGCCATCAGGGAGTTTTTTATGTTTATCAATTGTGACTTCAACTTTCATGGTTAGCACCTCACATAAGCACTGTATAAATAAACAGTATACCTGAAGAGATAAATGGTCAAGACATTAAAGGCACTTTTTGCGAACTCCATGCTCATGTTTAGATTGATGTTTTTCCATAATAAAAAACCCGCCGAAGCGGGTTTTATCATGTTGCAATGTCTTTTTTCAGGCACATCTCCGGTAAATTAGCCCTCACCAGCGCCTCAGCAAAAGGCGGAGGAACCGCATTACCACAACGCGCAACCTGCTTGTCTTTAGCGCACTTCACACTGCAGAAATACATGTCAATTATGTACCGCTGGGAGAACCCCGATCCGCGTAGATTTTCAGTTTAATCAACTATAAAAAAGCCCTCTCCGCAGAGAAGGCTTTTCATTTTTTTGCCCGGAAAACGGATTGGATAACGCAGTAAACAAGACCACAGATATGAGGCATTGAGCATCCCGCGAAAATCGTCAGGGCTTCATCAGATAGTCCAAGAAGCCCAAGCCCCACGCAGACAAATACTGCATTTACTACAACAACCTGAACAATCATCACGATCAGAAGGGTTATTGCATACAAATCTTTAATCCGGATGTTTTTTACTTTGTGCGCCATGTGTCCCCACTTGGCGCCGGATAATCGTGTCAGTTGCTCAGGCTGACGAGGTGATTATCGCCCTTCCCGGGGATAAAAGCAAAATGAGCATATACGATAAAACCCCTCCGGAGAGGGGTTTGATTTCAACTGATGGCTTTGCGTTCTGCGGGGGATTTAGGCACCCTTCACCTCTACGCATTGAATATTATCTACGCTCGGCGAAACGTCGTCCCAGGACCTCTTATCATCTGCAACTTTCATCGCCTTAATGGCTGCTTTGCACTGCTCCATACTCTGCATGGGAACCACCTGCATATTCGATGTATTGCTGCTGATGACGAAAATCAGGAAGATGTACGCCATCACTTCACCTCCAGGCGCCAGACGGCCTGGCCAATGCGGCTCTCGTGGGGACATTTGGATACCAGCCCCTCTTTCGCCAGTTCAATAAGCTCTTTGCGGAGGTCGGCGCTCCTCCATTCCACCCCAGGGAATTTGCGCTCCATCGCGCATCGGATATTCCAGGTAGCCATGCGGAAAGGGTATCCGCTCCCCAGTGTCGCATCCTGCAGCGCAGCAGCATCAGTCATCACCTGCATGATTTTGCTTTTTACGTCACTCACTCTTCACCTCCTGCGGGGCGGCCGGCAGCGGCATCCAGTGGGTTACGATTGGACGGTAATTTGTTTTTCCAACCCATCCACCTCCATCATGCCAACAAACGAATGGTTGTCCGTAAGTACCAAAATCAGCACGTTTTTCAATACAAAGAACAGGCTCAGTATTATCAGGCATCCGCTCGCTTACCGGAATCCATTTACCCGGCACGGTAGCGGGTTCACTGCCGGGTGACTGCGGGGCGGCTGCCAATGTGGAGTCGATGATATGCTGGCGCATCCAGTTAGCTCCACGCGCAAACACGTCTACCGGTTCTCCATAGTAATATCCTATTTCATATGCCTGCTCTGCTGTCATCTCGTCAGGAATTACCAGCGCTGGCTGCGCGTGGTGATAGAGCGGCGCTATGTTTCGCTCTATGTCGGTAATGACGCTCCAAATTGGGACTGACTCAACGCCTTGTTTCGCCATATCACGATAACTGTCGGCATACGCCAGCACAGGATTGCGATCCGGATCGCTGTCCTCTACCGGCTGCACTGGCGGCATATCTGGACCTTTGCGAATAGCTTTTGCCAGTTCGATAGGGTCATCGTAAAGCCAGTCCCCGGTCTCAGGGTGATTGGCTTCTGCCAGTTGGGAGGCAAACTCCAGGCCGTCTTTGTGTCCCTGTAGGTAGTCGAGAGGCATCTCAACCGGCTCGCTGTCCATTGCGGCCAGCGCCATGCGGGCTAGATAAGATGCCTCACCGCACTGCACGTGATCGGTTTCAATAATTTCGAGTAACTGCTCTCTGGTTATGGTTGATTTGGTCATTGGTCACCCTTGGGCGTGCATACGCCACGTAGAGAAACGTCGGCATTGTTTACCTTTTTTGCTTCGGCAAACGCTGCTCGACAGGCGGATTCTGTTTGAAACTCTTGGGTGGTGATGGTCGGGTTTCCATAAGCGCCGAACATCCAGATAATGAGGATCCACATCACTCAGCCTCCACCTTGATGCCAGCGGCAGACAAACGAGAAACCGCATTCCACTTGTGAGCATCGATGAGCTGAAATACTTCAAACGGCAACACATCCTCAAGATGATTAAGCAGCACGTCGACTTCATCTGGCAGCTTCACGGTGCGGGACTCCAATGACGACAAAAGCGCTTTAATTTCTCCTTGCTGAAATGCAATAGTCTCCTGCGCCTTCTCCAGCTTTTCACCGGTCGACTCAGCTGTTTTTCTCCACGTTGCGCAAATCCTTTTCTCTGATGCCAGCGCCTCTACCAGCTCCTTTAGTTCTCTGGTTTTAATATTCATCTGAGGGTTGAAATTGCTTTCCGCGAGATGTACTTCAAGTTTTAACCTCTGCGCCAGTTCGGTGATATCAGTCATGGTTGACTCCCTAAATCTCAAAGGCCAATTGCGGCATAAAGCGGTCGCGTTCGGCGTTATAGTTGAGCGCACTGGCGCTGTTCATTGACTCGATACGCTCAACGAGTACAGCGGCTCTGGTTTCTTTGCTGGCCGGTGCATAGGCTGATTTCTGCCATGATTTATCGATACCGATATTGCGGGCCACGTTTGTGCTATCAGCTGATGACAGCGGTATATGGCGGAAAATATCGGCATTGAGCATACGTAGGCCGTGCAGTTTGCAAATCGGGTAGCCGTTCTCATCCACAACATGCCGGATTAAGTCACGCAGGCGAGCCACACAGCGGCGCGGGCGCTTTGCGTCGTATTCGCCCATGCTGCCGATTGCCACGCGGGGGAACTCATTGCAGAGTTGAATAAACCGCTCGTCTGGTTCGTTCATGTGCCACACTGGCGCCCCAATGAACTTTCCGTGCGGCCACTCTGCAATCAGCGCATCGTTTTCTTCGCTACTACCGCCGATAACGTCCGGGATAATGGCGAATGAGAACCGCGGGTGATTAGCCCAACGCTCGACGAACCGGTAATACTCGTTCCAGTCCACAACGCGTTTTTTCGTCCAGAAACTGAATGCGCCATTGTCCAGGGCAAATGACTGCGTAACCTCACTAGCCAGCGCTAACTGACCAGCGTTTGCAAAGCTAATGAACGCATGGCGCCCCTTCCACGCTTTCAACGCACAGGTATCTGGCGTGATTGGCCCTCCGTGGAAGTGAATCATTTGGCCCCCTCGCTGCGGAACATCATGATTATCAGGTCGCCTTTAGTGGCCAGGCGAACGGTAGAGCCAGGTTCCAGGCTGTTAAGCTCAAAGGCGTCATAAAACTCATTCACAGCTTTCTGGCGGCGAGATTCCTTACGACGCTTGTCCCACTGGCTAAAGACGTTTTTGATAATCCACTGGCCTGTTTTAACCATGATGTATGCCCATCCCAGAATGGCTAGACCAGTATTGAGATAAGTGGCGATGTTCATTTGTCGACTCCTTCGCGCAGCGACTTGGCGAAGTCGTCAGCGGCAATTGCAACCCCTTTTGCTAGAGCGTCAAAAAACTGGTCATCGCCAGGAATACGAAGTTTTACCGCGAACTCCTCCACCCCATCAGCCTTAATCCCGGCTACGATGCGATCGGTGTCGGGGGTTTCGTCTGCAAACGTGTCGCAAATCATATGCAGGTAGCCTTCATTCGTTGGTCTGATACGGTTCATCACCCCAGCGATGAAATACTCCCGGCATTCGCTGATTATTTTTTTTGCCTCCACATTCTCCGCAGCCAGCTGCTCCACCTGAGAATTGAGCGCCTGCAGTGCTGTATCGCGTAAAGCCCGAAGGTTACGAATCTCAGCAGCCACCGATGCCGGGCCATCCTCACCGCAGACTTCCATCATGGTTTTTTCCCATACGCACTCTGCATTCAGTGCCGCATCACGTTCCGCAGTCACCTGCTTAAACGCTTTCGCCAGCTTCAGGAACTTCTGCTCTCTGATCGACAGCTCGCCTGCGCTCTCCAGCGACTGAATGAGTTCGTTTACTGTTGAGATGTTCATGCTGTCCACCATTCAATAAACATGCAGATACCAACGGTTACTACGGCAATCAGCACCCAGCAGATCACATCCAAAATGGCGGCGAACCGACGGAGGGTGTATTTGCTGTAATTCTCAGGATCAATATTCATACCGCCTCCCCAAGCACCCAGCGCAGAGCCTCGGCATATTCGCCACTGGCATCTTCGAGTGCTTTTGTAATTTCCTTGCGTGATTTGATACGCGGCTTTGCTTCACCAAGAACCTGGCGCTGTCGCCGGGCTTTTTCATGGCCCGTGGTGCCGGCGGTCGCTGTCTCGATCTGCTTGACCTTCTCCCGCTGCTCTTCGGGTATAAGCGATGCCAACTGACGCGCCTGGGTAACGGTAATTGTGCCAGCCTCTACCGCTTCCCGGACGGCCTGGGTAGCATCGAGGAGGGAGAGCGTTGCTCGAACGGTCTGAACGCTGCAGCCAAACAACACCGCAATGTCGTCCTCATCGAGCCCGCGGTCGAGCGCGTCTGACATTTTTTTAGCCCGGCCAAGCGGTGTATCAGGTCGGCGAATTTCGTTTTCACTGACCATGTATTTAGCCATCTGATTTGCCGAACCGCGCTTAACGACTCCAGGTACAAGCAGTGGGTCTTTGCCTTCTTTCAGACGGAGTTTATTTGCCTCCAGGGTATGTTTAACGCGCTGACGGCCAACAACTACGCAGGTGAGCCCCGTTTCAGGGTCTTTCCAGACGATGATCGGCTCCAGTACACCCAGCTCCGCAATGTTCAGTACCATCCCTTCCTCGATAGGCAGGTGTACACGCTCATCGTAAAGTGGGTGGGTCTTATCGGTGACCAGGTGCAGGTTTTCAGGCTCGAAATTGAGCACGTTTGTTTTGCCGCTGGCACCGTATACATCGATTGAATTCTTAGCCATGAATAGCCTCCTGAACATCTAAAACTCGCTGAAAAACAGGACTGCCAAGCAGGCTGTAATTCATCCCAACAGCAACTTTCGGCACCAGGCCAAAACGCTTCATGTCAAAGTCGATGACGGCCCGCTGATCGCGGAACAGCCCCAAACGACCATGCCGGACAACCTCGCCAGTCGCTTCTGCTTCGGAAAAATACCGCTGGACAGTAGCGCGGCTCAGCCCCAGTTTTTTCATTGCCTCGGCGGTCGTGAGTCGCCCCTGATGCCTGGTGATCCGAATCACTGCGCGGACGTACTCTCTGCGCTCAACTGCTGACAATGCTCTAGCCATGTTTTCCTCACTTAACGACGCGCAGATGGCGGACGTTTTTGCGATAACTATCCCAGTCGAAGTTCACCCACATGCCGCCGTCCATCTGGAGACGGTCAAGGATCCGCGCACCGAGGGTATCCGTCAGGGATTCATAATTCAGGTTGGTCAGAATGCCGACCGGACGCATGGATGACAGGCGACGATCGATAACCTGGTTCAGAATGACCTTCTCGCCGCTGCTGCCACGCTGAATCCCCACTTCGTCCAGGATGAGCAAATCAACCCGGCAAAGGTCGTCCAGGAGAGATGCTTCTGACTGCCCGTCGTCATAGCACTCACGAACACGTAGCATCAGGTCAGGAATAGTCACCACCAACACGGAGTGTCCACCAGCCAGCAGGTGATTGCCGATTGCCGCCGCCAGATGGTTTTTTCCGGTACCGGGAGCTCCGCTAAATACAAAGCTTGCGAACCCGGAACCGAAGTTCTGTGCGTAACTTTTTGCCATCGTGAGCGCCCGGCGCTGACCATCTCCTGCCACCTGGTAATTTGCGAACGTGCAACTCCGATGCAGATCCTGAATTCCCGCACGTCCGAAGATTTTCTCAGCGCGGGTACGCTGATTTTGTTTTTCCAGTTCTTCGCAGCGTTTTCGGCCTTCCTCTTCCTGCCATGTGCGCCACTCTTCAACGCTGGCGAATTTAGGCTGAACACCAGGCGGAATAAGTTTTTTCAGTCTCTCTAACGCGCTTCCGGTACCAATCATATTTTTCATTGCTACCCCCTAAACCCACTCGGGATTAATTTATCTGGCTGGGATATTGAGTTCGGATCCCGTTTACCGGTTGGTACTTCGAAGCTCCACAACTCCTCGTAGTGCTTTGAGGGACCGAAAAACGTGGACGCTTGTTTCACGTACTCAGTGTTGAGTTTTCCGGCAGCAGTGACGTAATCCGCATATCGTCGAACACCATCGGTAAGCTCCTGCGCTGTTGCGCCTGATTTAATTCGGGCAGTCCAAGCTTTGAACGCATCGGCCTTGCTATTGCCTCCTGCGCGCTTTGGGTATTCCTTCCAGGCCAGTTCAAAGTCCTCCGGGTAACTGCTTTTCGGCTTGTCAGATGGAGCTTCATCGGAGGATCCACCATCTAGGGGTGTGGCGGAGCCATGCCCCGAAAGATCTTTATCTTGTTCTTGTTCCTGATCCTGTTCCTGATCTTGGCTTCGTAGCCCCTTCGAAGCCCCTTCTGGCGTTGGGCACGATTCTCGTTTGACATTCAGATGAAAATCATCCTTGTAACGCTCGTAAAACAATGAAAGGAAAGGGTTTTCGGTAAGTGATGCATACTCACTCCTGACCCCCGCACAACGGTTATCACCTGGCTTTAATGCCTTGCCTACCTGGTAGGCGGCCATTTCATGCACCCAGACCATCTCTGTGTCCTCGTCATAGCTACAAAACCCCGCTTCGATGGTGCTTTTAAGCCCCTTCGAAGCCCCTTCTAAGCCGAGCCCTGTTTCATGGGCGATATAGAGAATTGGCAGGTAATACAAACCGAGCATGTTTGCGTGTGGCGAGGTCATGAGATAAAACGAGACCACCTGCGCTTCAGCGCCTTTTTTCCGCAGTTCGCGACCTGTTTTTCCTAGCCAGAATTGCGGTGCGACTGTTGCATAGTCACGCATAGATACTCCTGAACTTATGACGTTGGCTTATCGGTCTTTTCGGCGCATTTAAAAACAATTTCGACGCACAAAAAGACACATTTCTGACAGATAGAGACGCCGGGGCCGGCTATTAGAACGCCCGAAACCTCGATGTTGGTCACCCCGCAGAAAGAACACTTGTGAGTTGGCTGGATGTTTACCTGAGCACTGGTTCCTGACATACTTACCTCGCAATTACCTCTTCGTTTTTGCACCTGAAAGCCGTTGGTGTTGCTGCACCGCGGCTTTCGCCTTTCAGAACAACCCAGCCTGGTCGCCGCCCTTTCGCACTTTGCGCTTTGCTTCCCGGCGTTCAGCTGCGCTGGTCTGCTTCTCTGCCCATAACTTTGCGTGGCGCATAACATCGTCAAACATTCCCCCTTTTCGGCTTGCCTGTGACATCCGCTTGTACATATCGACCGCCTGGTATGCCCCCCCTGAGCCACTGCTTGCGTGAAGCCCTGGCGAAGAAGTTCCTCGCGGACGTTCTTTTCAATAAATTCGATGTGATTCATTGATACCCCGCTTACATCACGCCGAGCATTGAGCTAACGAGCGTCATCAGTGCTCCTGTCTGCTCAGGCATTAGCCTGAAAAGCGACGCTATTCCCTCGCTCACCTCCTTCAGTTTCTGGTGCTCTGGCGCGTTCAGCATCACCGCCTGCTTTGCTTCAGCGCACTCCTTGATAGCCTCGGCGATCATCTCTTCCTTGGTCTTCCCCTTCAGCAGGCCAAATTCCCGGGCCACTTTCTCGTTGTCGCGAGACATCACATCGATAATCACTGGGAGCAGAGCTGTCAGATTTGCGTCGTTCTTCGGGCCCGGCGTGTTAATCATTCTGAAAAAGTTCTGCTTAACGTTGTGCTTCGATCCCACTAGAAGCAGCCCACGTCCACCGCGCGCAATCCACTCCCGCGCGACCAACTGCGATATGTGATCCTGGGCAGCTCCGGGGGTGGCTTTGTTCCATGCGCGGACGGCTTCCCTGATATGAGTCAGCATATTGTTGTTGCGCGGGACATTTTGATAATTCGGAATCAGCGATCCCTGCTGAAATCCGGTAGTCTGTTGCAATGAAATGGAATGCATAGCTATTGCCCCCGGTCCTGCGGCAAGCCGTCAGTTGGATTCGGGTAGAGGTCCGGGCGAAGCTCATGCGGCGTAACGCCGGTGATGTTGAATATCGGCAATACCCGGTCGTGAGGAACAACGCCTTTGTAGCGGTTCTTCCAGCGACTTACCGACATGGGTTTGATGCCCAGCAGGGTTGCCAGATTGCTAGCTGTGCCTGCTTTTTTGATGGCCTTTTCTAATCCGTTCATAGTCGTCTCCGGTGAGTACACACACCAATTAAGCCTAAGACTTAATAATAAATCAAGCCTTGGGCTAATTTAAATTTATAAGCAAAAGGCTTACTCTTCTGATATGACTGAGAAAAAATTACTTAACCCGATTCTCGTAGAGCGCCTAACAGAACTAACTCGCCGCGGGATGACAAAATCTGATATGGCCAGGGTTGCGGGAATTACGCCGCAGTCCGTGAACGGCTGGTTCAAGAAAGGCGCGATGAGTAAGGAATCTGCACTTGCGGTCGCAGATGCCGCCGGGGTGTCAGTGCCTTGGTTACTGGGAGAAGAGGTTAATGAAGGGAGTGGGCTAAAGGCCGACGAACAACGTCTGCTCGAACTCTATCGACAATTGCCCGAAGAAGAGCAGCAGAACATGCTGCGGATCGTATCTCTGCGCCTGAAGGAGCTCGACGAGCTGTACGCCAAGTACATGGGGCGCAGGATTAAGGGTGATGGCGAATAAGTAAGATGTTATCGCCGGTTAATCGCGTAACCGCCAGATTCCATAGAGGATTACGGAGAGGTTTGTAACTGAAACCACCAAAGCAATCGTGGCATAAATATCTGAACCTGACATAGGGATATCTCCATGAGCTACAGTGACATTGTTGCAACTATTGCAATGATTGTATCTATCACAGCAGTTCCTGCAAGTGGTTACTTTAGCTATCATTTCGCCATAAAGGGAGAAAAAAGAAAGGAATTCAATGCAATAAGTGATGTTATAAGACAAAAATTACGAGAGCAATTGCGACTTGTTAAGAATGGAGTATTTCCCGGTGGCGGAAATGTATCAATATCACAGCGAGAGATTGATACGTTCATTGATATCAGCATCACCAAAAACAAGAAACACCTTTCGGACCTCTGGAGTGAATATCAGCGCTCCCTGCAAAACAGTATTGATGACAGTGACCCGTTGAAAGATCCTGACTTTCATAGCCCTTCAATTATTCAATCAGCGATTGAAAAAATATTGCCGTATTGTCAGCGTCAGTAGCCCGGCCCCGTGCCGGGTTTTTATTGCCCTACTCTTTTGGTAGCGACAGAACGTCAATAGCCAACTCCACAGCCAGATCGGCCCGGTCTTCCTGCCACAACACCTGAATCATCTCTATCAGCGCCTCTCTTGACGGTTCCTGCCTCTCAACCAGTAGCTGCATAACCGCTATCCCGATAACCCGCGCTATCTGCGGGTGCATCTCCGCGAAAAACTCATCCTCATGCCCCATGCCCACAGCCCTCTTTGGTGATTTTGTGAGCATAACACACTGCCACCCTCATAAAAATTAAGTCACAAACTTAGTACAATATCAGCTCAAGACTTGACACGATTTAAGTCTAAGGCTTAATATCAACTCACACAACAACCCACCAAGGCAGGACGCCCACGAAGTAGCGGCCCGGCGCATATGAAGACCGGGATGAGGTGGAGAGATCAACGCGCAGTAGGTTTAAACGTTCCGCTGGCCACGTAATGGCTGAGGTTGAAATGAGTAAACAAGGCATCAGAGCCCTGGTCATTTCGGCAGTAATTGGGCTCTTCATCTGGATCGCGCTTTTCTGCGCACTGAGGGAGTTATTTCTATGATTGATTTCGCACGCAAACCCGCTCGTCAGCAGGCTGTTCGTTTAAATCCGCTGTCAGCTTTCATCCGCCGGGTGTGCTACATGCTCGCGCAAAAAGGAGACCCTTCATGAGCACGATGTTTGCCCTGGTTCTCACCGTTAGCATGCTGACGGGCGGTAATCAGGATGTCCTGCTCGGCGTTTACGACACTGAGAATGACTGCAAGGCAGCCGCAGAAGAGCAACACGTGAAAGCTGAATGTTATCCGCTGAAAGGTGTACTGGACGAGCATCCGGCCGGGTTCACGGTGCAAATGTAGGGGGAAGAATGCAGAAGAAATGCGGTTACTGCCGTAAAGCAATCGAGGGAAAACCAGTGGTAAGCACCCTGTTGTACCTCCAGGGGAACCAGCTCGCACGGAAAGAAAAAGAGTATTGCTCAGAACGTTGCGCCTCTCACGACCAGATGGCTCACGAGGGCTAACGTAAACCCGCCGAAGCGGGCTGTACGTCCGGTGCCACCGACCAAAGTTACACCGGAAATTACCAAAACCAATGACCACCCTAAATGGGCGCTACCAATGGCCCGGGGGATTCTACATCCAAAATAGAGGCTATCACATGGAATATTTTTATCTGATAAAAGCGACTCAAAAATCGGGTAAAGCTGATGCCGTAATCTGGCGCACTAATAAATCAGAAGCCCGCGCTCTACTGCAGCTCGACGTCGATCTGGAAGACGCTGGGATCGAAACAGGCCGCGGCAAAGACTATCAAAAACCTATTCGCACCGATTTCCCGGTATTCAACGACCTGCCGGCGGAGGGTGTTCTCGATTACTCATGGTGCGAACGCTACCAGCTCGGCGATGATGGCCGAACCTGGACTTTGAAGCCAGGACAGGCGCCTGCTGATGTTCATCACGGCGATGATGTCGGGGTATCCGCTGAGCCCGTTAGTGGCGAGTTTGTCGAAGCCAATACTACTGGCGACGCGGCACAAGGTGAGACCGTGGAAACTTTCGGTAGTGATGAATACCAGGACGATTCCAGCGCGCTTTTTAACGTGGCAGAACTCCCCTTTCGCGCTCAGCTGCTGGCGCAGTATATGGCAGAAGAACGCCACGTTTATCATATCAGCATGCCTCACCGGCAGGAGCTGTCAGTTCTTGAAATGGACACTGATAACGCAGCCGTCCAGGATCTGATTCTGGCCGCCGAGAATGTCCCAGAAATCAAAAAATACGATATGCCTGCGCTCTGGAAATTCACCAGCGCCAATAAAAAAGTCTTCCCGGAAGGGAAACGCCATGAGCTCGGCAAACGTATCCAGTTTGCAAAGCTGTGGTTCGCCACGAACGCGATCGACCGCGGCATTCTCACCAGGGAATGGGCTGCCGGTAACTGTATTTCTTCAGTTATGAAAACTGATGCAGGTACGAATGCTGGCGGCGGTAATAAAACTGATCGCAATCCTGACTACACCCATACCCTTGATACGCTCGATGTAGAAATAGCCCTGGCCACAATGCCAATGGATTTTGATATCTATAATTTTCCGGCATCAGTCCACCGCCGCGCGAAGGAAATAGTACAGAAGAAAGAAAGTCCATTTAAAGAATGGTCTGCAGCATTACGGAGCACACCAGGCATCCTTGATTATTCCCGTGCAGCGATTTTTGCACTGATCAGGGAAGCATCCAGTGGAATAACTCCTTTTCCAGATCGGTTGCGTGGCTACATCAACGCGAATCTGACTGAACATAAGCATGATACCCCAAGCGCTGAAACGCTTGCCAAGGCGGGGCATATTCCATCTGCTGCAGTCACTCTGGATGCAATAAACCAACCAATCGCCGGAGAGGATAGCAGCGCAAAGCTGGAAACACTCTCCTCCGACTTTAAAGCAGTTGGTACCGAACTGGTAAAAGAGGCTCAAAAGCAACGTCCAGACGCTAATCAGGTTCTGGCCTCCGAACGTGGCGAATATGTCGAAGGTATCAGTGACCCCACGGATCCGAAGTGGATAACCGAAGACCTGACCAAGCCCAAACAGCCTGAAGTTTTGAACATGGGCAATGGTGTTTTTTCGATTGATGGTCTGATGGATAGCAAGCCAGCACCAGCACTTTCTATAGTGGACCAGGCGCGCCAGCGCGCTGCAGATGAAAAATTACATCCAGCTAATTCCGGGGGAACCACCAGCGATGTGCAGATGGAAACGGCTCAGCCGGTCGAAGACGAAAATGATAATGCGGTATCAGCAGGCGAAGGCGCTGATGAGCCTCCTGCGCAAACAACTGCCGTGAACATGAGCAAAATACTGGCTGAACGCTGCCCGGATCTTACCGCCGAAGTGCTGAAAAGCCAGGTTTCCGAGAGAGCTCATAGCGATGAAGAGGAAGAGGCTGAACAAGCAGCGCCAGCATGGCCGGAGTATTTCGAGCCTGGTCGATATGAAGGCGTGCCAAATGAGGTCTACCACGCCGCTAACGGCATCAGCTCCACGATGGTTAAAGATGCCCGGGTATCGCTGATGTATTTCGAGGCGCGCCACGTATCCAAAACCATCCAGAAGGTACGCTCCCCTGTTCTGGATATGGGAAATCTGGTGCATGCACTGGCGCTGCAGCCTGATCAGCTGAAAAAAGAATTCAGCATCGAGCCGGAAATCCCGGAAGGCGCCTTCACCACGACGGCGACGATCCGCGCGTTTATCGACGAATACAACAACGGGCTTCCGGTTTTGCTCAGCGCAGATGACATCAAGAGATTCCTGGAGGAATACAACGCGACCCTGCCCGCCCAGGTTCCCTTGGGTACATCAGTTGAAGAAACCGGCCAGGGTTATATGTCTTTGCCTGCTGAGTTCCAGCGCATTGAAGACGGTCAGAAGCAAACCGCCACCGCAATGAAGGCATGCATCAAGGAATACAACGCGACCCTGCCCGCCCAGGTGAAAACCAGCGGTAGCCGCGATGCCTTACTGGAACAACTGGCACTTATTAATCCTGACATGGTTGCTCAGGAAGCGCAGAAGGCGCAGCCGCTGAAAGTATCAGGTACTAAGGCGGATCTGATTCAGGCCGTGAAATCGGTTAAACCGGATGCCGTGTTTGCCGATGAGCTGCTGGATGCATGGCGCGATAACCCGGAAGGAAAAGTGCTGGTTACCCGCCAGCAGCTGGCTACGGCACTGGCCATTCAGAAAGCACTATTGAATCACCCGACCGCTGGCAAGTTGTTGACGCACCCGAGCCGTGCCGTCGAGGTGAGCTATTTCGGCATTGATGAGGAAACCGGGCTGGAAGTTCGTGTGCGCCCTGACCTTGAGATAGACATGGGCGGCCTACGCATTGGTGCGGACCTGAAAACCATCAGTATGTGGAACATTAAACAGGAAGGCCTGCGCGCGAAGCTGCACCGGGAAATCATCGAGCGCGATTACCACCTGAGCGCGGCTATGTACTGCGAAACCGCAGCCCTTGACCAGTTCTTCTGGATATTCGTCAACAAAGACGAGAACTACCACTGGATCGCCATCATCGAGGCGTCCGAAGAACTGCTGGAACTCGGCATGCTGGAATATCGCAAAGCAATGCGCGCCATCGCGAACGGTTTCGACACTGGCGAATGGCCGGCGCCGATTACCGAAGACTACACCGAAGAACTTAACGATTTTGATATGCGCCGTCTCGAAGCGCTGCGCGTACAGGCATAAGGGGGAATAACAATGTCCAATTTAGTCGCAACTACTGAAAACCAGACCCAGAAGATCGACAACGTTTCTATCCTGACGAACGGTGAATTGTTCAACCGCCTGCGCACGCTCTCGGAAGTAATGGCCAATAGTGGAAACTTCGTGCCTGAGCATTATCGCGGGAAACCAGATGCGTGCATGGCTGTAGTGATGCAGGCAGCGCGTTGGGGTATGGATCCGTTTGCAGTGGCACAGAAAACCTTCATCGTGGGTAACTCAGGTGTGCTTGGCTATGAGGCACAACTGGTGAATGCGGTAATTAACACCATGGCTCCAACCAAAGACCGGATCCATTTTGAATGGTTTGGTGCATGGGAAAATATCGTTGGCCGCTTCATTAAAAAAACCAGCGGCAAAGGTAACGACTACATCGCGCCGGGCTGGGATTTGCAAGATGAAGCTGGCGTGGGCGTCCGCGCCTGGGCAACGCTCAAAGGAGAATCAGAGCCTCGCGAGCTTGTGCTGATGCTTTCACAGGCACAAGTCCGCAACTCTACACTGTGGGCGAGCGACCCCCGTCAGCAACTGGCCTATCTCGCCGTTAAACGTTGGGCGCGGCTGTACTGCCCGGATGTGATCCTCGGGGTCTATACCGCCGATGAAATTGACGAACGCGAAGAAAGGGTTATCAACCCGGCGCAGACAGAAAAGGTCACGCTGAATGAGATAACACACTCCGTTGGCGATTCCACCAGCACGCAAGAGCCTGCATCTAACGTTGACTCTGTTGCTCACGAACTCCGAGAGCGGATTGAAACAGCTGACTCAGTGGACCAGGCCAAAGCCATTCGTGTAGACATCGAATCACAGAAAGCTCTGCTGGGTACTGCTTTGTATACCGAACTGAAGAGTAAGGCGGTGAAACGCTACTACCTTGTTGATGCGAAGAACAAAGTTGAGGCCGCCATAAATTCACTTCCTAACCCGGGGGATCCGGAAGCCGAAGCGTTATTCGCGAAGGCAGAAAGCACCCTGACCTCATCGCGCCGCCACCTCGGTGATGAACTGTATGACCAGTTCCGCATCACCCTGGACGACATGAAACCGGAATACGTGGGCTAAGGGAGGCGGGAGGGTTCGCCCTCCCGGTAACGATATGACGAAAATTACTGAACGCGGAATGATTTTTAACGGGGAGATGGTGCGGGCGCTGCTGAGCGGCAGGAAGACACAGACCCGGCGAATCATCAAGCCGCAGCCAGAGGTAACATTAAGCGGAAGTTTATCTGGTAAGTGGTTAAGCAGACCTCTTAACGGACTGTTGTTGCCGAAAATTGAAGATATCGCAATCCATTGTCCGTTCGGTGCCGTCGGTGATCGCATCTGGGTGCGTGAAACTTGGGGCGTTGTCAGTCACGCCTTTAGTGACGATGGTTTGATGATTGACTGGGTTCCTGATCGTCCAGCGACTGCCATCCACGAAATGCCGTTTGGCAATGGCTATTACTCTGGCTACGCCATTTATGCAACTGATGGTGATTTTACCTGGGGTGATGACGATGGTTATGAAGATGGCCGTTGGTGCTGGAAACCTTCCATTCATATGCCGAGAGCAGCCAGCCGCATTCTGCTGGAAATCACCGACGTGCGCGTTGAGCGCCTACGCAGCATGAGCCAGGACGATGCACGCGCCGAGGGTGTTATTGCCGCATCTGGCCCTATGGAAGCCGGTTTAGCATTCCGCGAGCTGTGGGACTCAATCTACGGCGAGGAGAGCTGGAAAGCCAACCCCTGGGTTTGGGTTATCGAGTTCAAGCGCGTTGAAGGCGGTGCAGCATGAGTCTTAAACATCGATTACCTGAGCTGGAAGCCAGCATCGACCCGGCAGCATTGCGCGCAGCCGCCGACGAATATTCGGATCTGCTTCTGACTTTGTGCTTGTGCATGAAGATGGCCGGCCCCACCCGAGCGAACGTGCGCGCCTGCGCCAGCGAGCTTAAAAAACGCCTGACAACCTGGCACAGCCATAAAGAGCTCAATGCAATTCTGTCCAGTTGGGATCCCGTTGGCTATGTTCTCGGCCTCCGCCGGGAAGCGAACGACAACGCGCGCGCAGCTGGCGATCCTGTTGATGTCTTTGTGTGAGGTGAATATGCGACTGATTAACCGAAGCAAGCAATCACCGCTGGGCCGCCAGGCTTGTGATGCCGCACTGGCAAAACACGTTGAGCTTTATGGCGATTATGGCCGGCAGAAAATGAAGCGGACCTATACCGTCGTGGTACAGGGCACAAAAATCACAGTTGAGGTGGTTAACCGACGCTGCAGTTACGTGGCTACTGCTATGAATTGCGCACGTAGACTGCGCGCACTGGCTGGGCAAGTTTCCTGATAATGATACGGCCCCGAAGGGGCCAATGGAGATAATGATGAGCAATGAACTCGAATTGATGAAAACGCGCGATATCTGCGAACAACTCTGCATTACACCGAGAACACTGGATCGCTATCGCAAGCGTAAAAAGAGCGAAAACCCCTTCCCTGATCCAGACTGTTCATATATGGGCGGCCCAAACAAATGGCTGAAAAGCAAAGTAGTCGCCTGGCAGCAAAAAGAGATGGTTAGGAAAACCAGACGGCCAATGTCACATCTGAATCTGCCCCGCGATAACAAAGGTCGCCTTATCCGGCCTGACGCGGCGTGAACTCCAGTACATCGGGCTCGATGATGCTCATCAGTCGGGCCCACCACTTGCCATATGCCTCTCTCATTTCTTCTATATACGTATGCTTGTCATATACAGACCATACGCCGGGCAGTTTATGCCCCAGCATTATCTCAGCAATATGCGGCTCGGTAAGCTCAGAAAAGTTTGTGCGCGCAGTTCTGCGCAGATCGTGAATCGTGAAGTGGGGCACTTGCTCGTTATAAGCTTTCAGCATGAACTTAACCAGGTTGCTGCTGATGCTCATATGGAAGCCTTCACTCATCGGCTTATCTTCGTACTTAGAGAAAACGAAGCGACCAGGTGCAAGATCAATGGCCCGTTTTATCAACGGTAGCATTTCTGGAATTATCGGTCGAAGTATCGGTTTTTTACTCTTCCGCCCGGTTTTGTGGTTTTCCCATGGAACGGTCCAAATACCCTCTTCAAAATCGAAATGCGATACTTCGGCCTGCCTCAGTTCGCCGACCCTGCATGCCCATAGCAGAGAGAGTTTATAAAGTATCTTGTTTCGTTCCATCAGGCGCGAGTCCTCAATAGCTCGCCATACTATCGCCAGTTCTTTTCTATCAAGGGTGCGCTCCCCCATCTGCTTCTGGATCCCGAAATCGCGGCCAGACATTTCAGACAGAGGGTTGGTCTCAAGTAGTTGACGTTTAACCGCCCATGAATAGCACTGCCGGCCGTTGCTGATTACCCGGCGGGTGATCTCACTATAACCCTGCGCCAGTCTGTCCAGAACCGTAAGCCAGTTATGTAGCGTCAGCTGGTGTGCCGGGTATTTACCTAGTTTAGGGAAAACGTGAAGTTCGAACGTCCGCAGGATCTGCCCTGCTGTTTCTTTCTGGATACAAACCATGGCGTGCCATTCGCGGAAAAGTTCCTCGAATGTGTACTGGCTGTTTATTTTTGCTTTATCGAGGCTTTGCCTGATTCGAGGATTTTCCCCGCGGGCAAGAATCGCAGCCCATTTGGCTACTTCATCGCGCGCGGCCTTTAAACCGAACTCAGGATAACTGCCGATCGTCATCTTGTCCTGCTTCCCCAGAAAGCGGAAACGGTAAAAAAAGGTGACGGCGCCCTTTTTAGAAATGCGCACCCAAAGGCCGTCCCGGTCAGCCTTCTCTTCTACCTTGTCTCGTTCGCGCCCGAGGCACGACTTTAGATAACTATCTGAAATAGCCAT